AATTGCTAAATCTTCTCCAGTTTGGTTTATAGCCCACACTAGTGGGTGAAGCTCAAGCGGGTTTGTTAAATCCGCTAGACCAAGTGCCCTTTTGGTATAGGGCAACGAACGTTGTTTGTAGTAAGTATCTATAGGCTTTGCCTTATCTAGATGCTCCTGCAACAACTCTGTCTTACTCATTAGTGATGCGAAACGATAGCGTTTAACCAAGTGGTTAACCGTTTCTCGCTTCATCGATGTAGGTGGTGTTACCCTTATAAAAGGGGCATCACACTTCGATCTGTATCATAATAAGAATCTTAACAGCTCTCGCTCTTTCGAGGAAAGAGATGGGAGGTAATTATACCAATCCACCTGTTCTGTTATGAAATCTCTCTCGAGTAGTATATCAACTAAGTCAAGCATACTTTGTATACCTGATTTGGTTAATATATTTCTCTTGATTGACGACATTTCGTAACCATCTAGAGCAATCCTTTTGGAAAACTCTATTTGGCTATGATTCTTGTCACCGATAACTGATTTGGACATATTGATATTTATATCATATATTTCCTCCATCAGATACCGATACTCCGTAGCAACCTCTGTGTTGTAAATAACCACGTCATCTCCCAGTAACCTATAATCTCTGAAGAACTTCATGGGGAATCCCCTACGAGTCCTACAGCGATAATAGGCAAACTGGATTATGTCGTGGTGCCACAGGGCAAAAGAAGGGAATGAAGAGAGTAAACCTAACGGTTGACCTACTTTTCATCTCAACTTTTCTCCTGTAGCTTTAACATAGAAATCGCGATCAGTCATTACTGATAATCAATTGTCAGCAAGGGCTTGACCTCCAAGTAGCTCAAGACGGTACTTCTGCATAAATGCAGGAATCCTATCTGAAGCTGCTGAAAGATCAAAACAATAAGTCGGTTTGCCCAGCGAATCATGAAGTAAGGTTTTAAAACCTTTATTCTGATCTGCTGTACAATCTGTACTTATCCCTTTTAAAGTGTTATACAATGAAAATTGTATAGACTTTAATGATAATTGAGATCAGTAATCGCCTATGGCGAAGACACGTGTTTTACCTGCAGGTTCGGCTGAAAAGCCAAGCCTTCCGGTATAATACTTGTTTTCGTCATCTGGATGAACTGTTCGAGCCATAGTTAATAACCAATTGGTTATTCACTGTTGGTTTAAAGATTCATTCATTTGCTTTATAGCAAGGAATAGAACCTTATCTCGGACAACAGCATACGCATCAAGATGTGAACACGCTACCGCGGATCCGTTTGGACCCCGGCTTAGTGTTGTGAACACCTTTTGTGTATCTGTTAATTCATTCATAGGCTTCTGTAAAGAACCTAAATATCATGGATATTTTGTAGTAAAT